CTCAGGTAAATTTTCGCGATCCCTACATTACGCGCCCAGGCTTCCATCGCGCGAATCATCCTGATGAAAGTGGAACCGCCGCGGTGTTCCGGCGCAACCCAGACGAGGAGGTCCCGTGCAACGAGGGTCTTTGGCGCGTACCACAGCGGCCCGATGGACAGGATGATTGTGCCGAGAAGGGCCTCCCCCTCCCTGGCGACGAGACATTGCACGGGACCTTTCGCTCCGAGCAGCCGCCGAACATGCTCCCGATCTACCGCAATCCCGTCGAGCTCGCGACTCTCCGCCAGCAACGCATCTATTACTAGATCGCTGTACTCCGGGTTCTTCATCACGTCGTAAGGTTCGATGTGCATGTTCGCTTGGGTTATGGGTTAATAATCAGCGCGTGAATTACCACGCAGGGATATACCTTGTCGTTCCGTTATCGTCCACAGGAATCCATTTCGTCGGATTGCCCGCAGCGGGAGCGTTAAGTAGCGTCCCCGCAGCCGCAGCTGCCCCGTTACTCCAAGCCGCCGAGGACTTTACCATGAAGGTGCCGACGCTGACGGTAATGGAAGTCACTGTCGGTGCAGTTGCCCTTACAAGGACTCCTGTGCCGGTGAACCCTGCAGTCAGTGCCGTATGCTGCGCACTTGTCAGATGATACCGTTCCGTCGCGCCCCCACCTTGAATCGAGTTCAGATTATTATGGATGTTCGGCGTCGTTCCGCCCGCGGCGTCCAGTACCGCGGTAAGATCCACGAACCATTTAAGCCAGATGGGATTGAAGATCGCGCGCCCTGAGCGCTCCTCCACAAGTATCGGAAGGGCCCACGTAGGCGGCGGCTGAAAGTTCGCCATCAGAGCGTGCCTAGGTCGAGTTGAAGTTCCACCGCCTGAATCCGCAAGCGAGTGTCGCAAGCATGCCGGAAGTGATATGCGCGTCGCACGAACGAGCCTTCGTTCGGCAACATCGGCTTCTTCTTGCCCAAGTCCACCTTACGGAAGTTGGACCACTTACCTGCTTTATAGTCCGAATCATTCCTGCGAATTTGCAGCATACTTCCTTCCGTCTGATCGCCGACGAACTCCATCATGTTGAGTTGCTTCCGGCGGCGAGTTCCTCCGTCGAAGTTCGGCGTGTAAAGATCCATCGTGATCAACGCGCCATCGTCACTTGTGTAGGCGGAATCGAACTCGTACAACTTCCCGTTTGTCTCGTGCTGAAGAATACTTCCATGCCCCGTATCGAAGGTCACGGCGACGATCGGCCAGTAATTCCCGGCGCTGTCCGTCCACTGTGCCCAGGTCTTATCCGTCATATCATAGACCAGGGTGAGATTCTCGTCCTTCAGTGTAATACCGTAGAAGCGATGGCCCTCGTATTTCAGCCCCCAAGAGAACATGTTCGTGAAGGTTGCCTCGCCGAGCAAGCGCTCAATCGGTTTCGTCGAGATGATCTGCGGCTTGAGGTTATCGACCATGATGATCTGAGCAGCCGCCGAGCGATTCGTCGCGACCCAGAACAGTACGCCGTCGATGTCCTGGACCGAGTCCTGATTCACGCAGCCGAAGTTGAGCTTCGCGCCTTGCACCGGTCCAAGCGGCGATGCTGTCGCATTCTGTGCGTCGTAGAACACTTCTGTTGACCACTGTCCAATCGCTATGACGTAGACGAGTTGCTTCGCCAACGCAACGCCGCCATCTGCCTCGATCTGTGCAGTAAGGCGATTGAGTAGATCGGTCCAGAGCGTCGGATCATTGATCGTAGTGCAGCCGCGAATGCTCGCACTGGAATCCATGACGTAGGTGGTTCCATCCAGATACACAATACCCTTGACGGTCGTAGCTGGAAAATTCGTAGCCGTCGTCGCCGTACCCGTGCCAGCGCCGACGCCTGTCGCGGTGAAGATGGTCCCGACGTTACTATTAGCCGCGCCGATCAGCGTGAAATCCGTAGTCCCCGGCACCAGGATCGTGTACTCTACGCCGACGACAAAGGACCCTGCGGTGATGGTCTGCAGCGCCGAGATCTGTACAATGCCGCCAACGTCATCGTAGTTATAGGTAGCCGCGCCATTGCCAAACTGCAACTTCGGCGTAGTCCCGAGGCACTGTGCAAAGCGATAGACGCCACCAGATGTGTTCAGCGTACCTGCCACCGCTACGCCATCCTTGTACAACGTAGCACCAAAAATGGAGTAGATGTTGCCGAGCCAGTTATAAAGCCCGTAACCATTCCCTGTCTTCGTCGAGCCTGTCTGGTCCAGCCCTGGACGCTTGTACAGCCAAAACTCCCCCTCCTCCTGCCCTTTCTCCATGTAACCATTGAGGAGCTTCGCGTCTTTCAGCGTAGACTCATCCCGATTCTCAGGCTTTGCGATCAAAGGAAGTCGCTTGGGAAGCGCGACAGTTGGTGCCTGGGCCATTAACGGAATCCTCCGGTTTGGCCTCGCGTATCGGCGGCGAAGCGCACGGATACGTCTTCAACATCCCAGTCCTCCAGCGCCGTGCGGTAGGCTAGAGCGCGTTGCTGACAACGATCCATGATTGCCTGAGGCTGGCCGGTACAGATCTCGTCCGCAAGTCCCCAGCGTAGCGCTATCCGCCACTCCACTGGAAAGTTCATCGTTTCCGTTACGGAGATAGGATTGGTGACTTGCGTCTGCAGGAGCAGGTGCGCTGTCCCCAGCGCCGCCGTCGCGTCCGGCACGAGCCAGAAGAATACGCTAAGTTGCGTCGCTTGCTTGTCCACGAAGTACGAATTGATCGCGCCGGTTTGAGTGATCTGACTGAGGCGGATATAGTCCGCCCAGGCCATAGGTACGAGAGGCCGCCGGATGCCGTTTGCGTCCCTGTAGTACGCGTCGAGCACCCTCGGCGGCTTAACCATCACCACGCTACCCGCAGGGCCGAGGGTATAAGTTGCCGTACCCGAGACAAGCGTAATTGTCGTATCCACGTTCAGCCAGAGCTTGATTCCTTGAGTCTGCCAGAGATTGACAAGGTCCGTCAGCTTCCGCAAGCCCGTAACAACTTGCTCGCTGTTGATCGAGTCGCCCTCGGCAATTAGACCGGCGTCCTGATAGGCGTCTTGAATAACGGAGATCGGTGTGTTGTCATTTGGTGCAGTCATGCGTAACTCCTATCCGCGTCCTTCGCCCATTCCCATGCGTTCAGGTCGTGCGACCAAAACTTGTGCCATTCGTACGGCAGCATGTCGTACTCCATCGGGTACGGGTAGCGGTTGTCCAGGACGTAAGTGGTATCGTTCAGATCGACCAGTAGCACTAGATGCCCACGGTCGCGCTTCTCGCCTGCTGACGGTTCGACAAAGCACGTTGCTAGGCGCGTTAAGGTCTCAGGGAACCCGTAGGCATGAACAAGTCGCCACTGCTTTGCCGTGGCATAGCTGTCGCAATCATCTTCCTTGGTGATGTCAATTGGCGTCCAGTCGTCGGTCACTTCCGACTTATACGGAAACAGATTGATCTTGGTATTGACGATCTTGAGGTCGTAGAGCGAGTAGGTCACTTGGGACACCCTGGAAACGTCGGCTGTTCAGCGCACAACTTCGCATGACCTGCTGGCGTAGGCGCAATCTCACCCGATCCGCGAAGCGGGCCAGTAGTTTCGCAACTGCTAGCACTAAGCAGCAGGAGCAGCAGCAGGTAGCGCATCGAATTGCTCCTTGGTAATTTCCGGCCAGCCGCCGAAGTGCAGATTTCTTGCCGAGTAGTCGCCCTTGTGGCAGATGACATACGGCGTTTGCAAATCCCATTCGGCCACCATGACGAACTGAGGATCGTCAAGCATCTTCAGCCGCGTTCCCATGTGATGCAATTGCTCAGGACCAGCGACGAATTCCTCGCCCTGCTGCACCGTGCTGCTGATAGCCTGCGCCATCCGCTCAGGTTGAGTGCGGCGTTCCTGCCGGATGATTATGTGGTAGTTAGGCATCAATGGCTCCTAGCTCAGATTGCGACAGGTTGCGAGTCCAGCCGTAGAGGTGATTGACGGCGCCGTTGAAGACATCGTAAGTTGCAACGTGACCGATCCCAAGTTTATTCGTGTTCGGCATAGTCGCAACTGTATCCTCTGTAAGCGCAGTCCCATCTTTATCAAACTTCACCAAATTAGTTTCCTGCGCCCACGCGACCTTAGCATCCGTCCCGGGTGCGTATGTGTTTGACTGAGTATTCCATTGGTCTACACCGCCAGCACGACAGAAGAATTGCACATTGGTTGCATTTGACAACCCAACGTGCGCCCTTTCAGACAGCCCACCATCATCTATGGACACGGCTACTCCACTGGTACTCACCCCCACCTCACGCCTGAACGTAGCCGCCAGCGTCTTGATGTTCGCAACATCTGCCCCGGTGTAGGTCAGCAGGTCAGCATTCCGCGCTACTGCGACGGTAGTGGTCGGGATATACGGAGTGGCGAAAGAACCGAGTTCGACTTGTGCGCCCCATAGATAGACAGAGACTGTGCCTGTGGAGGTTCCTTCAGAAGGCCGCAAGGTTACGTCGAAGTTATTTGCTGCGCGCACCTCAGATGTTGCAACTCTCTGCCAATCAGCAGTGATCGTGACCAACGTATACGCGCCTCCCGCAACATGGCGGAACCCTATGATCTTCCCTATATCGCCAGCAGCGAAAGCCTTGATGTAGATTGATCCGGTGTAAGTTCCAGCGCCAGTAGCCGGGGCGGCAGACAGCGTGGAAATATCCCCACTGACAGGGGCAACAAATACAACCTTATCCGCTGTTGTGGTGCCGTCAGGGGCAACTCCTTGGTCTGCTGTTACAACTGGAACACTAGCGCCACCACCCGCTGCTTTCGTCCAACTTGCGTTATCAAACGTCTGACTCCGCAAGCACAAATTCGTCCGCGCCTCCCAAGGCACATATCCTACGAGCGGGTAGCTGCCAGAGGTCGAGATAGGATTTCCGCTGCGATCCGTGTCGTAGCACTTGACGCCATCTACCATGCTGCCGTGGTCGCACAGCTTCAGAACGAGATTGTCAACGCTGCCAATAAAGCCGCCAGCAGTGAACAGAACAATGTTATCTGTTCCTCCGGGGAAGGTAACTACCCCAGAAAATGCTCCCGCCGAGCCGACAGTGAAGTTGCTCGCGCCAGTCTCATCCGCAACGATGAAACTGCCAGACGTGTATGCCGTCACGGTGCCTGAGACTTCGACCTTCTGTCCTGTGTAGAAGGCTGCGCCATTGTAGGTTGCCTGCTGGCTTGCAGCACCGCTACCAGTCATCACCCCGCCAGCAACGCTCCATCCCGGATTTAGCGCCCAATCAGCAGCGTCGTCAAAGGCTTCGGTTGCTACTGTACGAACACCAACACCAACACTGACATACGGCCGGATAGTGGTCTGGTCGGTTTCTCCGGTCAGGTCGTGAATCTGGAATCCAGTAGCCCACCAATATTCACCGGCGTCCATGAAAGGATAAGCACCGTTCGTATCAGTGGGGGAATGGCAGCACAGGGCGGACACTGCACCAGTTGTGCTTTTGGTGAATCTCATGACCATTTTCCACCAACCGGGTTCAATTTCTTCGGCGGTGGCAGTTAGTAGATTTGCAGTGGTGATTGATCCGTCTTGAGTGTCCAGCGTCATCACATGCCAAAGTGAGTCGGCTTGATCGCCTAAGCATAGGTATCGACCACTGCCAGCTTTTGCTACACACACGATCATTGCAACATTGCCAGCAGTGATCACATGCGGGTCAAACATGTACGCACCGCTCCTCGACGCCGCAGTGGTGGAGGTTTGTCGATCGGCCCTCGAATACCCGGCAGGGGGCGTTATGTCGTTGGGCGTAATGGCAACAGGGAACGATGTAATGTTATTCACAGCCATGTTCTCTGAGCTATAGCCCGGCTGAATCAGATTCCTCTCCCGCCTAGCCCCCTTAAACACCATCTCATTTGCCAATGAGGTGAAGTCGAGATAGCCTGCCTCGTCCCACCGCTGGCCGGTTTCTGTGGTAGCGCGGGTGAAGGCGGGGGTGATGCTGCCGCGCTGCGGGACGGCGGTGTGGGTGAGCTCAAGATAGAAAGGGGCTCCATCTAGCAACGCATTTGCGCCACCTCCAGAGTTATTTCCAAAAAGCATGGAGTACATCTTTCTCCGCTTTCCGCCCTTAGGCCCGCGTTGCCGCCGCATCGCCGTAGTCATTTCAAAGCACGAATTCCAAGGTAATGTCATAGACTGCGCCGGAGGACGCTCCGACCGAAGTCAGTAGCAGATCTCCCGTACCTCCCTTCGAATTCGGATCTGGAAGAAAACTGGAGTTTTCCCAGTTATCGTATCCGTTACCCGCACAGATCAGTAGCGTGTCATTCGTATCATGGTCAGTGCTGAAGAGCACGTATCCGTAGCCTTGCACCGTCCAACGAGCCGAGGCTAACTTGAGGTAATCCGGCTCCACGCCCATGGAATCCTTCAACGTCGACTTGTCGATTTTGACGACGTTACTCTCTCCCGTACCGTCCGAGACGCCCGTAAGATGCACTCCGTAGCGCCGCGTTCCAGCATCCGAGTTGAAATAAACATTTGTAGTTACTGCATCAGCCATTTCGAGCTCCTTGACAAAGGGGGGGGGGGGGAGGCCGAAGCCCCCTAGGCGATGTTTAAACAGCCGCCGGGTTGATAAGACCTGACTTGTCAGCAGCGCCGGTGATAGGACTGTAGTTCTGGCTAAAGCCAAGTGCCGTACCATGCCCCGTCGCAATCCAGATGCCCGCACTGTTGTCAACCTGGTACATCAGGTTGTTGTAGCAGTGGCCCGTCCAGGCATTGCCGGAACCGCTGATGAAACTGCCGCCGGTGGAGCTGGTGTTCGGACGCTGGAGGACGTTGCCGCCGAAATCGAAGTTCGTGACCTGCGCCGTACCGGCGGCCAGCATCGCGGCTGTGTCGTTGAGCACTGCCCAATTGCCGTAGTTGTTGCAGATCTCCACGCGATCCGTCGCAGAGGCGAGCTTGAGCGCAGTCGTAGCCGCCGTCGTGCCCCGACTCGAAATGCGATTACGCGTGAAGCTCAGCCCGTCCATCGAGTTCGCCGTAGCGTTGCCGGTGAGGACGGTCAAGGCATTGAGGATTGAGGAAGTATCCCGGAACTCACAGTTGTCGACAGCGAAATTCTTCGGCGTACTCGTCCCCGTTGCAGTCATGAAGCTAGCCACGTCCGCGAAGTTAGCGACAAACAGGCAGTTCTGGATCGAGACGTTCTGCGCGGTGACGGGAATAGTGGCAGCCGCCGCGGTAAAAGTGAACGTCGGCCGGAGGCTGCCTGCGCCCAGGCCGATGATCGCCACGCCGGCCTTGTCGAGGGCCAGGGTCGTTGTATCAGCGATCGTCTCCGCATGGCCTGCGCCGACGAAGATGATGTCGCCGCGGCTGGCCGTGCACGAATCCAGTGCGTACTGCAAGGTCGAGAACGGCGCCAGATACGTACCGCGATTGCTGTTCGAACCGCCCTTCGCATTCGCATTCAGCACGCTCGAGTTGTTCACCCAGAAGACGTTGCCCGGCTGCATTTGCAGCAGCGGCATTCCCCGGACGCTCATCCCTGAGGCAAAACCCTGAGGGAAATTGGTTACTGCTCCGCCGATTGGCATAATAAATCTCCTTTGCGTAGAGCCCTACTGGCCTCTAGTCCTACTGCCGGGAGCGCCGGCACGCTTTACAGCTACCTTATTGATGCACACGCGGATTATTGGATCATAACTCGCGTGTGCATTGTAAGGCTACTGCTTACGGGCCGTTGCTACCGTAGACTCCGCGTGGATCAGTGCATCCGACGCTGAATCGCATGTAACTCGCGGCCTTGGCGTTCTTCGTATCGAAGTCGTTGTCTTGGTCGAACATCGGCTCGTCCCGCCAGAACATCGTCATGCCGTTCGGAGCATTGGTTCTCACGAACCACGGATGAGCACTGGTGAAATAGTGGTTCATCTTGATGCCCTTGGGGAAGGCATTCGTCGCCTTCAGCACGTTGATGTTGTTGTTGGCACTGTCGGACTGAAGCACGCTCTGCAGGATGCGGTTCGCGTTGAACCACTCGTTGCGGGAGATGTGCAACGATTCCGGCATGATGTTGATGAGCAGACCGGTATCGTTCTGGGCGCCCATGATCTGGATGCTCAAGTCCTCGAGCGCCGCCTCGGACAGGTCCGCCGCCGGCGACAGTGCGTTGCTGAAGGAGCCCCCCGTCGCGTTCACGTGGTCGGTAGCGCAGAGTGCCTTGCCGTCGGCCGTCGTGAAGTAGGTCGTGGAGAACGCGTTGTTGTAGATGAAGGCGGCGACGTTTTCCACCGTCTGATTCATCGAAAACGCATTCGCCTCGGCCCGACGAGTCGCAACTTCCTTGTACAGGTTGTCGCGAAGTTCCTCGAACGTGACGATGTAGCCCAGGGCATAGGCGATATGCTGATACGTCGTCACCGCGCCTTGGATTTCTCCGTCGTAGGTAATGCCGGCGCCTTGCGTCTTGACCGGGGCGAGCCCGAACGGAGTGATTTGCACACCCTGCTCATAGGCCTTGTCGGAGGTCTTGATGTCGTAGAGGTCCGTGTACTCCTTCTGATGCGAGTCGTAGACCTGACCCCACGTCGTGAAGATTCCGGGCCACAGGAGTTTGGGATGCGATCCCGTATTGATGATTCCACCAGGCATGATATTCTCCCGTTAGACGCCGGCGGCGCCAGTGCCCGTGCCCAGCTCGTGCACGTTGAACTTGACCAGCCATTTCGCGTAGGCACCGAACGCATTGCCCGGCTTGCGCGACAGGCCGAGTAGCCTGAGCTGAAGGGTCGCCGTAGTCGCTGGCGTGGCGCCAGTGGCGGATCGCAGCAGCCAGCCGCTAGCGTAGGTCCCGGCGGCGGCCAGCAGCGGCACCGTATTCAGGCCCACTTCCGTCGCGGCCAGGGCCGTTCCGTTGCTTTCTTCCTGAATCTCGAAGATCACATTCGGATCGTCCACTACCATCGCGTACCAGACCGCAGGATCACTTGCCGGACGCTTGGTGGTATCCAGGTTGCTCGGGTTGAACATGCCACCCTCGCTCTTCCCGAGGCCCACGATCACGCCGCGCACTGCTCCCGTAGCTGCCGCCAGAGCAATCCCGGCGACCCCGTTGGAATCAGCGGTCCCCGAACTGATGACAGGGTCACCAATCGCGAGTTCCACTCCGTAGTTTGCCGCGATGCTGTAACACCGCGCTTGTCCGTTCCAGGCCGATCCATTCAGATACTGAACAGGGGTAAAGCCGGACGGACGATTCGCATTTGCCATTGAAATCTCCGTTAATTACGCAGAAGAGATCTTCCGCTTGGGTGTGAAGAGATCGGGGATGGCTGTCCGTGCTTTGTCCACGTAGCGAGCCGCGCGATCGACAGGCTTGTCCTTCTCTGCCCCGAGCACGCCGCCGCGAAGTGACGCAGCTACCAGATCATTCCGGTCCTCGACCAACTTTTGATCTTCCTCGTACCACTCCTGTTTGATCTTCATAAGGATCAGGCGTGTCGGCTGTCCATCTTTGCCGACTTCCTGCCCAGAAATGACGCTGACTCGACTGCCCATGTCGGTATTGCCGGAGGCGGTAGAATCCCCTCCGAGGCTGACGTTATTGATCTTGAGCTCCCGCTCGTCGACGAACTCATAGCCGCCGTCGATTGCGCGCTGAAGCCGCTCTTGCGAACCGACGAACCAGTGCAGGTGATGCCCCGGAATCTCGGGAGCCTCAAGCCGCTGCACCGGCACAGACATCGGAATACGCTTACGCTCCGCCGGACGTGCGTCACGAGCAGAGCCTGGATTGAGTTTTTCGATAGCCATGATACTAACCTCCGAAGTAAATTTCGGCGTAATTCTTACGCCATTCATCTTGCGTCTTGTAGCGTTTGCCGGGACCGACGAACTGTCGGGCGTCAGCGTCACAGGCTGCGCGAGCGTCGGCGGGGAGTGAGGCGTAGCCCTTGCGGCCGCCATTCCCGCGTCCCTCGTCTCCGCCGCCGTTACGCGCCCCCTCGACCTTGTCAGCACGAGGCGCCGGCTCCCCCGCGCCGAGAGTCTTGCCCATCTCTTCCTTCACCAGGTCGTAGAATTCACGGCCGGTAGATCGCTCACCCCCTTCCCGAAGTTCCTGCGCAATGCCCAAGGCCAGCGCTGTTTTCCGCTTGTCCTTGCCGAACCAGGGATTCTCGGCGTTCCACTCCGCAAGCTCCGGCGGAGGAGTGAATGCGGCAGGAGCAGCCGCCTTCGGCGGCTTTTCCACAGGCCCTGCTTCCTTCTCCGCTGCGTTGAGCTGGGTGAGTTGATCGGTCAGTTCCGCTACGCCGCGATGATCGCCGGCGGCGGAGGCTTCAGCTAGCTGCGCTTTCACTTCCTCCCGCGCTCGTTCCACGGCCTTCTGCGTAGCGACGGAATGGCGAAGCTCGATCTGCTCGATCGCCTCCGTAGCCGCCGCAAGGGCCGCCGCCGTCTTCGAGGACTCTCCACGCAACGCCGCCAGCTCTGCCTGCAACCGCTTGTTCTGTTCCTTCACGATAGGAAGAATTTCCTCCCCCCGCTTGATGTAAGCATCGGCGTCGATAAAGCGTTCCGGGTCTCCGCGGAAACGAGTCGGAGGAATCCAGCCCATTTCTTCAGCCTTCGCTTGCACTTCCGGCGTCGCGGCGGACTCAACGAGGGGATCAGACATGATCTTCTCCTTCGTAAGTGATCGCGCAGAAGATGTCTCGATCGTTGACGAGGCGATACATCTGCCCGTCCTTCGGACCCTTCGCCATGAAGCCAGCGAACTTTGTCACGAGGACGCGATCGCCAACCTGCGCACGCGGGGCTGGCTCGTCATGCCAGGCACTCGGCCCGACGGCTACCACTACCGCGCGATTATCCACCATAGACATACGACCTTGAACGGAATCAGGCAGCACTATCTGGCCCCCCTTCCTCTCCGGCTCGTAGGTCCGTATCAGTACTGCCACCCCCCTGGGGTCTAGGCCCGACGTATTCTCCATCATCTATCTCCGAAAGGTAATCCTCGTAGGTGAATTCGGACACAAAGGCGTATCCGCGACATATACCCAGGTTTCCTACATTGACCAGGGCCGTTGTTGCTGCTTCGTAATCGGTGAAACTGCCTGCCTCCCACTGGCGGCGAAGACGCTCGCGCTTCTGCTCAAGGAGCACCATCAGCGCCTGCGTCATCGGATGCAGACGCCAGTCGTTGAATTCCGCTTCCGTCATTGCTCTCATGCTGCAGACCCCGTTGTAGGTGCTTCAAGCTTCTTCATTTCGATCGCGTGGCCAGAACGAAGCTCCGCCGCCCGCAGCAACGCATCGATGCGAGAGTTCACGACCTCGTTCCGCGACTTTAACTTCGTAATCTCCGCGTTAACCATAGCTACTTGGGCGTACGCCTGTTCACTCTGTGCATTAGCCGCAGCTTCATCCGCACTGGCCATGAGATCGAGAATCTTGGCGTTGTTGACTCGGCGTTCCTCCATCAGCGTCATAGCGAACTCTTGCTGCTGTGCCTGCAGCTCCATCTGCAATCGCTGCGTAGCGCCCTGTTCCTTGAGTTCCTGAAGCGCGACCTTCGGGTCCTTCGGCGGTGGAGTGCCCGCGGTGCCGGGGAAAAGCTGCTCGATTCCCTCGACCTGCAAGGCACGCAGATATCGACGTTCAACCTCGTCCTTGTTGTAGCCAGGAGTCGTCTGCGCGGCGGCCTTCACGGCGGCGGCGAGCTGCACTCGCTGCGTTTCACTCGTCACGTTCGGGTCAGCCACCGGCGCGATCGCCTTCTCGGAACCGAGGTAATCCTTCCGCGTAGCGCCGCCGACCTGTGGCATGTCAAGGGGCAGAAAAATCCCGTTGAGCTTAAAGAGCTTCTGAAACTCCTCCTTCGAACTCCGCCACAGTCGCTTGAAGATTGCGGAATAGATTTTCTGGCCCATTTCTACCATCGTCTGCGCAGTCGACGCTGGCGTATTCTGCCCCGGATTCTCTCCGACCATCATATCCGTAGTACCGGCGATGCGATTGGAGTAGTTAATGAGAAGGCTAAGCAACTGGAACAACACGTCACTCGGCGCGTTCACGGGAAGCGGAAGTACCGACTTCTTAATATCGTCCCCTGAAACATCAACACGCTTCCACTCAAACGGAGAGAAGGTTTGCGCGCCAGAGCGAATCTTTGCACCGCGGCCGAGGAATCCGCCCGCGGTGGTCTGCATCGTACCCGCATCTAGCAGCATATTGACGAGGGAGTTTACCGCCTCGTTCAACGGTCCGAGGAACACGCCGAAGCCGATGTCGTAGATGCCGCCGTCGGGACTGGGAATGAAAGTCTTCTTCGTGAAATACTCCAGCGCCGTGATCTTGATGATCCTGCCCTTCCGCGGCCCCGAAGCAACACGCTCGATGTCCGACTCCCTATCAAAACGCGTAACGATTCGGACTACCGTCTTCGACGTAGCCTCGAAGGTGATGATGTAGGGCTCAGCATAACCGTCGTCGTCCAGATCAAGATTGACGTGCTGCTCGAGAAAGAGCAAAGAAGTGGTGTCATCTGGTGCGGACGCAGTTACGCCTTGCCGTTGATCTTGACGCTGCTGTTGCTGCGCGGGCTGCGCTGCCGCCGGCCCTTGATACCACGGAGCGTCGAGCACGTCGCGCCATATTCCTCGCATCACGTTCTCGTAGACTTCATTCCGGAACTTCGGAATCCGGTGCGTCTTACGCGGGCAGGCCTCGACAGACTTGGCCCAATAGTTGAGCACGAGGTCCTTGGCCAGAACCAGTTCACTCACATTATGCCCGAGGGAGGCGGAGTGATAGCTCTTCTTGAAGTTCGTACCAACGATGCTCAGATTCAAGATCGCCTTATCCTCTTGCTCCTCCCAGGAAACATCCTGCTGAAGCAGCTGCCAGCTCATATGGCGGCTGACTCGATCTGCATGGGCCTGCTTCTGCCCATCGGGATCGGGGGCGAAGACTTCACACTTGACAATATCCGTCCCATTCACGATCGCGGGGTAGGCGCGGGCGTGAAACTGCATCGCGGCAATCGTCACCAGCGGAAACGCAACATTAGCGCATCCCGCCCAGGGGAAGGTCTTGTCCTTGGAAATCTGCAAAGCCAGGTCCATCCCGGCCTCATTCCGCTTCATCCAATGCGTGCGCGACTGTGCGTCTCGCTCGTAACCGGCGGAGCATTCTATGCCGATGCGCGCGAGGTCCTCGTCACTGAAGCGGTCGCAGAGGTTCGGCGAAGCAATCGCCTTCGCGTCCAGGGTAAGGTAGGCGTCGAGCTTAAGCATCAGTACCCCGTGACACCAGAGCGTCCGTCAGTAGCATTCGATTTCCGTGAGGCCCAGAAACCCTTCTCGATTTCCTGCTCGTCCTCGTCGTAGAAATCCTCTTCCTCCACCTTCGGCTCGAGGTCGAAGCCGAGGCTCAGCGTAGCCGCGGAATCGAACTGGTCGTCGAGACGGGCTGCAGCTCCGCCCGTGAAGCGCAGAAGCTCGTCTTGCGCAGAGACGAAGCCTTCCGCCTGCGTGTTCCACCTCGTCGCTCCGGCGCGATGCCGCTTCTTCAGGGACGTTCCACGAGTCGCCTTATCCTTGATCGGATTCAGCACCACGATGTTCAGGTAGCGGTCACGCTCCTGCATCTCCTGGAAAACCATGTTCTTCACGGCGTTCCAGATAACTCCGCCCTCCACGAAATGAGCCTCGGGATGCCAGCGCTCCTCCACCTCGAACATCAGGTCGATCCAGCCGATTTCCCCGGCGGCCTTCTCGGAGGGACTGACGGAAGGATTCCAACGGCCCACACGAAAGTCCAGAAAATGAAGTAGGTTGCCCAAGCACTTACCGCCCACGGTAGCACTGGTGCGATTGGCCAGATCAGCCTTGCTGACGGCGAAATCCCAGCCGACGTTGATGCGTTTGTCAGCCTCGAAGTCCTCTTCTCGCATAGGGATGAAGTCGTCGCGCCGGAGATAGGCGGCACCGGAATCCTGGGGGTCGTTGAGAAACTCCTGTGAGTACCCCGGAGCGTCGCCGTCTTCGATGAATTCCTGGCGGCGTGCGCGCAACTGCGCCTCAGTCCAGCGTTCCGGCCAGAGAATCTGCGAGAAATCATCGAAGCTCGCGTGAGCCTTGTAGAACAGGTGCTTCCAGGTCTTGTTCTTCCGCAGGCGATTCAACAACGCATCCTCATGAAGAATCGTCCCATGAAGCCGAATCTTTCCACTCTTGCTCAACGCCTGCTTCGCCGCCCGGAACAGCCACCGGCGGAATTTCGCCCGACGATCCTTGTTCTCAACCTGCTCGTCATCTTCCATGTCGTCGCCGACGATCAAGTTGGGCCGCTTGCCCTTCCACAGCCGCCCGCGAATCCTCTGTTCCGCACCCTTGGCGATGATCCGGAACCTGTAGCCGTCATTCATCTCACAGATCACGTCGGTATTGCTGGTTCGGAGGAACTTCTTCACTCCAAACTCACGGATCAGGTCCTCGTTTTCCGTCAGCTCCTCAACAATGTTACCGAGCTGCTCTGCAGAACCGTCCTCCGTCGAACCAATCATAATAACGTAGTCGGAACAACGGAAAAGGACCTCCGCCAGGATGTAAACGGTAGTCAGCGCCGTCGACTTCGCGTGGTCCCGTGGAGCAATTACCATTGCACTCGGGGCGTCGGAGCAGTAAAGGGCCCAGGCCTCGCGATGCAGCTGTGGAGTGGGCCGCGCGTCATCGAATCTCGGAGAGATGAACGTCCCGGCGAACGATTCGATGAGATCTGCGGTGAGCTTGACGGCTTGCATCAGTTCGCTCCAGGCACTACGGTCAAGAAGGCGTAGAGCTTCAACGTCTGCCCCGCGGAAGTAGTCACTGAACACGCCAGCAAATACGTCACGCCTTCTGTCCCGGCAGTCAGTTTCTGCGTTACCTGCGCCCCCGAGATGGAAGCGGAGCCGGAGACGATCGCGGACGGCGAGGTGTCGGTGCCAGCGTAGACAGTTGCAGTAACTGCTGCTGTGCTGAGCGTTTCAGCGAGGGCGAGACGACTCGCGAAGTCGAAGATTTCGTTACGGGTTTCGCCACTGGGCTTGGCCTCCAGAACAATGCGACTCATAGCGGGGCCACTCCCGCTTCCCAAGCGCGGGCTGCCAC